TTACTTTCTTGACCAGCTGTCTCTGCTCACGCCTTTTATTTTTTCAACGGTCCGCAAACCACCAAGCCCAAGCATGGAAAGTAATACAGTTACGAGGGTTTCACTCCCACTAAGAACCGGTGGTGCGGGCATGTCAGGGAAAAAAGCTAGCCTGATCCAACCAAGAATATCTGCCCCCATAAAGTGCCAAAATAATGCCACACCACACACCCACCCGATGAAAGGTCGCCAACCAGCAACAAAAACGCTTGGATGTTCAGCTTCTGCTTTATTCACTTCCATCTGCGCTAGGCCTGTGCGCAAAATTTCCATCTCCAGTTGATGCTGAAACTCTGCCTTTTTCCCTTTGTCCGGTATGAGCTTATCGAGGGGGCCTTTCACAATATCAAGTATGGTGTCTAATATTGGGATTCCCATTTTATATACTCCACGTCCAAATGATACGGGCAAGCACCATAAGTGTTATGAGTGCCATTGAAGTGTGAACAATTTCGGCGACATAATCATGCTGCATGATTATTCTCCATCGTATTAAACTCATTCATGCTCAAAATACCTTTTTGGGTTTCGCGCTGATCGTTATCCACATAAACCGTCAATACTTCATGGCGATTACCCCCAAGCCTTTTATGCGAAACATGCAGCCACTCAAGTGGCCGTTGCTCCTGACGCACCCGTATTTCATAAATAAGTTGGTCAAACGGAAGGCTATCTTGTGCTGCGAGCGTGATTGCAGCATCAAACATGGACAGGCCCCGAACTATAAAGTCTGCCGCTTCACCGTACATATGCTGGCTTTGCGCCGCGCCGCCAATAAGCCGGTTCAATGTACCGCACCGAAATCCCGACGTAATAATCAAAGGTTTGTTCAGTATTTCCCGCGCGGGCTCCAACACCTTCAAGGCAAGAGCCCTTAAATTGGCAATCTCTGATTCCTCGCGGGGGACATTATAAAGCTGATGCTTGTTCGCAGCTTCACTACGGGTAAACTCTTTCAGGGTAAAATGCGGAGACAAGGCCTGACGTTGGTCAATAAAGTGTGTCATGACAACCACCCTAATTTGTCAGCAATTAAAAACATGAGTAGCCCACCAAGTTTCATGAGTACGAGGAAAATAAGGCGTATGACTATGCCCCATCGGCGGCTACATTCCATTTCGTGTCGCTCTATCCTATCAAGGGCTAGTGTCGCCTTTAGGAGGGCTGTATTCGCTGTTAAGTTGCCTTCTTTTATAGTACCAGGAACACCGTCCAAAACCTTAGACCCATACTCTTTTTTAAAGCTATTTTGTGTCACCATGCACCTCTACTTGTCAGGGAAAGCAAAAGGCCAGAGGCAAGGGCAAAGAGCACAGCGAGAAACCGCTTCTTCTCGAGTGCATGCCAACGCCAAAAAGCAAAATTACGCGCAGGGGGCAGTGCAAACACAGGGTCCCACTCCAGCGAAGCGCGCTCTGCTCCCATGCCAAGAAAAAGTGTCAGGAGCGCCAGTGCCCAAAAGGCCGCAAGAACGGGCATACCAATGATAGCAGCGGGGAGTGCAATGGCGCCATAAAGGCCAAAAGAAAATAACCCACGTTTTAAAGCGGACCGTCTATGTGTTTGCGCATAAAAAAAGCGGCCCACAATCCGGAGCCGCTTCATGAAGAATGTGCACATGGCATTAAGCCATCGCAATAGTGTATGTTTCATCTTTTCCTCATCAGGTTATGTTATTCAAAATAAAGTTGCGCGGTGGCCTTAAGGCCAGACAACACTATTATTTATTGCCTCAATTTCCTCTGTTGACGTTGCTGCATCAACCAACTGTTTTGTGCCTAACCGTACTGATTCAATTGCCCCCGCCAGGATTTTCCATTCATTAGCTTTAGCAATAACCACCGTAGCAACTGCTGTTAAATCCGCACCCGTGATGCCAATCTCGGCAGAAAGCATCGGGTAATTAACGGGGTCTGGGGCACTATCAGCGACATACGCTCTCGCCTCTGCCTCTTTTGCCATGTAAGTTTCTGCCTGACCCGCCGCCACGGTAATGCTTTCACCACGCATAATGCCGGCTACACGGTCTATGTCTTCTTTTGCACCGCGCTGCACCTGTTCGATTGTTGGTGCGGGCTTTTCAATTGCAACGAGTGTATCGTTCTCAACTTTAAAGCCGTCAATATCATCCACATTCTGGCCAATTAAAAAGGCCTGACCTGCTTGAAGGCTATAATGGTCAACCACTTTAAAAGGCTGTAACATACGGATGCTCTTCACAATATGGCCTGTAGCCACCTCGTAAATAAGGCCAAGATATTCATTCATTTTTTAGCTGTCTCCCACTCAATGATTGGAGATTGGTAATTCACATCTTGACTGGCCCCATACCAACGCAGCACCAACTCATAAGTTCTGGTACCAGAAAATGCTTTTGCCCGGGCAGTGACAGTAAAGGTTCGTGCATTACCGGAAACGGGCGTAATTTTTTCACCTGTGGATGTACCAACCCCATTTTGCCGAATTTGCACCGCAATTTCTCGAGTTGAAAGATTGTTACTTAATCGAACCGACGCGAACAACTTGGCGCCATCAGGGTAGCCCGTAACACCAGAAATATTTGCTATGATCTTTTCTTGCGCTGCAGCACTCAGGATAGCACGACTGCTACCATCTGTATCCGAGCCAAAATCTGTTACCGCACCATAATCAATACGGCTTTCCGAAACAGAATTTAAATCAGCGAGGGCGCCCATGTTTCTAGTCGCATAGCTGACCGGTTTGCCAGTGCCGGTAATTGTGCCCCAATCCGCTCTTTTTGCAAATTCCGCGTCATCAAAAAGTTCACTGGTTGCACTAACACCTTTAGGGCGGCCAATAGAAATATAATCAACCTCAAAGCTATCGCCTGAGCCTTGTTGGCTAGGGTCGAATCTTATCTGGTAAATAGTGCCTGAATTCCAACCACCAGAATGGTCATCCATATTAAAGATAATTTCTGTCCACTGACCGGTTACAAAAGTACGGGTAGCTTTCAGAACTCTCCCTTCTGAAAAGAATTGCCCTGACGTGTGTTTATAATATAATTTCGGGTATTCTTTAACGTTTGCATCCCCCTGCACGGTACGGCGCATTCTTACCGAAACCAATGTGTTGAGATTACCATCAATGCCAAGGCCAGCTGGGCTGGTCATTATAGGGTCTATCCCAGTATTTTGTAGTAAGACACCCCGACCACCAGGGCTTATCGATACCGCACCCGTTATACTAAACCCTTTGAAACTGCTATCATTCGGCTGAAAATCATACATAATTGCCGGCGACATACTGACAGAGCCCCCTACCTCTTCAGGAGTATAAGGGTCTCCGTTTGTGTCCGTAACATTTCCCCCAACAATAGCGCCGTCTGTAGCACCTTCCTGTACATCATCGCGCACAGGGGCATAACGCACGAGACGGCTCCCCCTATTAACCGTAAAAAAGCGTGCGCCAACAGCACCAACTACTGCATCCTCGCGCTCCAAAACTCCCTGAATTCTTTCTGTTCCCACAGGCACAGAAAGACTCTCAAGTTTTACAGTTTGATAAGAGCCTATACCGCCAGACCAGGGTGTGTATTTTTCTCCTACAACTGCATCATTCGCAGCCACAAAACGCAATTTGAGCCGTCCGCGTCTGCTGCCAAGAGCAATCACGTCAAGCCCCGCCGCAATTTGATCCCCAGCCCGCACATTCATGGCATCAAGGGTTTTTGCAGCAAATACATCGTCTGCGTCTGTATCTTGCGCTTGAAATTTCTTGAATCCCAAGTCACTAACAAGATTTGCTGACTGTGCCTCTGCCATCGCAGGGGCAACACGGGCAACACCAATCCAATCAATAGCAAAATCATCTCCCGCCGTTATAGAGGGGTCAATACGGATTTGCGTGATGATGTTATTTACCCAGTCTTTTCGCTCAGCCTCGGTCGTGAGTGACTGGCTGCTGAGAGAGGACATGTCAAAAACAAAGGTCGCGTAAACGCCTTCCACAAACCGCACGTTTGCAAACTCGCGGTAACGGGTGTCAAACCCACTACGCGCTGTTGTGTTATAATAGAGGTACGCCTGTTCCCAACTGTTACTGTCGCCTGCTGTTAGACGCTTGAGTCGCACAACAACCTTGCTCCATTTAGCGCCCTCAATATTGAGACCTGTAGGGCTGATAAGTTGTGGATCATTTGTTACTGTTAATACCTCCATGGCGTTGGGTGCACGCGTTGAGGGCACTGTTAAGGTTGCACCAGAGGCAGTCCAACCATTATCCGCTTTGTCAAAATCCCAAAAATGTGAAAAGGCAAGCTGCCCGTCCGAGGTAATAATTTGATCCCGTTTAAAAAGGATACCGTCTTGATCATACAGGTTAGTCCCAAGAATGGCACCTACTGTTGCTCCTGGTTCTACAGGCGGTGCCCACGGCACCACCGCCCGCCCTTCGGTTAAAGACAGCGCTGTAATATTCACTGTGTCTGTTAGGCTCGTCCCATCAGGATTAGTAATAAGTACCTTCAGTTCCACTTTCACAGCACCAACTGGCCATGTAGCAAAAGCCCCAACACGTTGTCCTGTTGCATAAACAGCTTTGCTATCAACTACCGCTACTTGTGTGCCGCTTCCGTCAATAAAGCGTAACCTTAAACGAATTTGAAACCCGCCTGTTACGCCTGCTGACAGCGTCCCCGAAAAAGTGATAGGGTCTCCAGCTTCCATGCGAATGAGGCTTGCGTTGATGGTTTCTATCAAATAGCTGCTCGTGCCTGTTGATACTGTAGGGCTATATGTAACTCCCTGTTTTGTATTAGCCATCATCCACAGCAAGTTTCCACTGCCTGCATTTTCGTTTAAAATACGGTCGCCTGTGCTCCCGTTACCAACAATGACATCTAACTGCGCTGAAGACACTCGTGGCAACTTGGCACCTTCGGCAGAAACAGCAACCACAATGAAAGTGACTAGCTCTCCCTCGCCGTATTCATGTGACACGTCAAGGCTAGTACCTTCTGTCGAGCCAACAAACCGAATAGAATCCAAATCCAGCTCACCACCTATTTTTATTGCTTCAAACACATCAAAGCGCACAGGTTGCACGCCGCCTGTCTCGGGTGTCCAAGAAAGGCGAATACGGATTTCCGGAATGCCGCTTGCAATCACTTCCTGCTCAAAGTGTACCAATAATGCCAATGGTTTTGGCGCATCTACATCAGGGTTCCCCACATCATTCACATAGTCAGGGAAATATGGCAGGCTTGCATCCCGTAAATCAGCGTGCATCCCGTTCGCAAGGTCAACAACTGTAATTTGCGCCGTTAATTCACCTGCCGGGCGAATGTCGGTGATGACAACGTCTCGGGCCACACGCTCGCTTCGGCCAAACACAACAAGGTCACCTTCCTCCGGCTGATTAAGGGCATACGGAACTTCAAATGTAATGGTATCATAGGTACCCGCAACTGTTTGTACCGCCGCCATTGTTACCATTGCAGCAGTATCTGCACGCCGAATCCGAACACTATACAGCGAGCCCGCCTTCATAGTTACTGGCTCGTCGAGCCGTAAACCTATTACAGCGCCGGCGCCGTCACGAATGACTTCCAATATACGCGCGCCTGAATATTCATCTGCATCTTCAAGCGCATCAGGGTTTTGGGCTGATAGTTCTGGGCGCGGCACATCATGCTTTAAGAGAACCGCATCCCCCACGCTATTATGAAGCGCATCAACACTTGCTGTAAAACTAATAGTTTCTGACCGGCGTATAAGATTTTGACGGTAATACTCAGCATATTCCCATGCGCGCCACCGCTCTGTAATACCCGGTGCATCCAGCACTTCAATAGCTGTTGCAGTGTCCCGGCTCCAGCCGTCAGCATAAGCTGTTGCCTGTCCCGGGTTATAATCATTATCCCGATCAACAATATTAACGGTAATACCATGCGGTTGCGGTACAAGAGTAATGTTACCAGATAATTTTGCGATGTTACGCGGCGTAAAAATGCCTTTAGGTGCCGCTTGTTCGCGGTCCATTGCAACACCCATTAAACCCGAAGGTGCCGCCACCCGTGCTCGGCCCGCGCGTGCAATTTCGCTCAGCACATCCCGAAGGCGCCTACTGCCGCCTCCTTGGAAAAAACGATCATATGAAAACCGTGGGAAATTACCCGGTGCCAAGCGTGTGTCTAGCGTATCGCATACATCCCGCCATGCAAGGATAGATGCCTGATCAATATCAGCATCAATATCAATGCCACGTTTAGCCGCATTACTTGTGGCCGCCCATACAAATGCATAGGCTGGGTTGCTGGACAGATGTTTATCAAGGTTTCCACTAACGGCTTTGGTATCTGCAGGCGTTACCCACTGCCCGGTCACTTGATCGCCTTCATAAATAGGGACATAGCGCTGCGCCCTTACAGACAGGTTGCTAATACCGCCTGCTTTTTGATCTGTAATTGGCATTTTTACCGCAATGAAAGCCATGCCTTTAACTGTTGTGCTAACAGGTGGTGACTGTTTGATTGAACGTAACTGACTGATTTGAACCTTATCACGGTAACTATCTTTCTTGTCCTTATCAGTCACATATGGCGTAGTACGTTTTAGCCGTATTTCATATTGACCCGCTGCAGGAAAAGTTAGAGAAATGATGACCGCCTTCGGCAAGGCCGTACGGTCAGAAAAGGTTTTTTCTCCTGTAGGGTTGAAAACCTGGTACCGTTCATCTACTCCATCCCGCCCAAGAAGCTGCACACCAGAAGAACCAATAAGGTGATTTTCAGAGGGTGGGTTGAGCCACACGCTCGAAGAAATATCCTTATATTGATAGGCAATCGCAACCGATCGTGTTGCGCGCTTGCCTTTCGCATCAAAATAAACAAGCCCCTCAGGAAATAAAAGCTCAACCTCAACCGACACCGTATTAGTAGCTGTGGTCAGAACCGTATAGTCGTCAGTCGGATTAAGCACATTGCCAGATTCTGGTGCAATATCCACATCATTAGAATATAATTCTAAGGGCGCATCATCGTCCCAACCTTCGCGCACCTCCTGCACAACGCCAGAAAATTTATCAATGGGTGTATTACCCAGCTTGATACTAGCTGGATCAATTTTAAGGGGGCCATACCCAAGACACATTAAAACTGTTTGCGTACGAACCTGCCCAGAACCTCGTGTAATGGGTACCGCCGCCATTGGGGGTTGCACACGCATATCACCGAAGAGAACAGGCACCGCCTCACCAGGGTTATATCTATTGCCAATGGACCCAGATTGGATTGCCGCTTCTTCCGTGTCCGGCTTAGGGGGCTTTGGCGGGATAAGTAAGTTAATAGCAAGTGACCCTATACCTGCAATAATACCAGTGCCAAGAGCAAACATTTGTGTTTCAGTTAGCTTGCTACTGATAACCTTCCCTAACGGCCCACCATAAGTATAAGCAAGCGCTATAACAGCGAGCATTAAAACGGACCGTAAAATCTTGCGTCCGCTACCTTGTGGTACCAGCTCAACAAGGACAGTATCCCCTGCTATGAGTTTGCGGGTCATCCAGTTGGTGGCCGGCACTCGTTCACGTACAACACGCCCCCCCTCTGCCAGGCGCTGCACATACACCTCAAGGCTTTGGTGCAAATCTGGCGTAATTTCACTGCTTACCATTTGCCAGATTGTGGTTCCCTCAGGGTATTTTTTCGCCCGTACACGATCAAAACCCACTGTTGAAGTGAGTGCTGTAACAGGTGTCTTTATCAGCTGTGACTGGTCCGTCATCAACAAAATCCTTATATCTGAAAAAACCTTGAAGGCGTGGTCGCCACTGCGGCGTTGTCCATCGTTCTGGAGTGGAATCTGACCCCGCCCGCGTATGAAGCATTTCTTCCATGTTTAAATAGAGGCCCACATGATAAAAACAGTGGGGTGTCCCAAAAGCGATCAAGTCACCAAAACGGGGTGCTTTTACCTCAGCCCAAATGGGATCACGGGTGTGGCTGGTCATAACTTTACCAACCGCACGCACATCATGCACATCAGTAACAGGTCGGTCATAGAGTGGTAGACGCACCTGCATAATATCCACATAAAAAAGCCGTACCAAGCCATAACAATCACAGCTATCCCGGCTCCGGCCGTGGGGGACAAATGGAATGCCCATCCAGTCCCGTACGTCAAAACGTTCCCTAGCTGTAATACAAGCCGGGGAACCGGGCATAGTCCATCTTCATCGCAGGCCACGCTTGGTCCAGGTCCACGACCGGCACCATCGAGGCAGTCACATTTGCCGCAGTCCATGACACATTTCGCAAGTGCATTTTCCATGGTCCGTGCTGCACGATACTGGGGGCTGAGGCAAGCGCCACCGTAACTGTAACCACAACCGCTTTATCACTCTTTGAAAGCGGTCTAATGGCATCCGTGATTTTTCTATCAACATTAGGGATATTGATGCTGGCGATTGATGCCTGCCGCTCATGTTGACCGGGCAACACAATATCAAACATGATCCCACGGTGTGTTTTACCCACTTCGTGGCCAGATACATCTTCAGTATTACGTACCAAATAAAGCGGGCCGTCCGTTAAGGCTGCATGTTCGATTTTGAGAAATACCAACCATACGTCATCCCCTTCAGAGGTAAACGCCTGTTGCAGGCCTTCATTATTCATGCTCATGAAGGCACCTCTTCAAGCTTGAGACTGATATCCCACACCCCCCGACCAACCTCAAGGAATGTTGGTTCATCAGCGATACGGAAGGTTTTAGCACTACCAAACGGGTCTGTTAGCCCTGTGAAAGGGAAAACGCCATGCTTGAGTGTGTCCTCATAAAACCCTAAAAAAGTTTCAGTTTGAACTGCACTTAAACGCAGCTTCATTTCATGTTCACGCAGTGCAAGAGTAGCCCGCCGCCGTTCAAGTGAGGGACCAACAGCTGGCTCAAAAGATACTTTATTGGCCTGTAATTTGATGCCGCTCCCGTATCTGAAATCAACCTTATCTACCGCTGCAAACGGCCATAATTTAACAGGCATATTCATGTCCCCACAGGGTTGAGGCCAAACCGGAGAGAAGCTGCATCTGCAACCTCGCCGCCTCGGGCCATATTTTCAGCAACCCGACCAACGATAACGTCGATAATATCGCTGCCATCAGAACCACGCCTGCGGTTTGTCTGCGCAGGCTGACCACTATGATTATTGATAATAACTTTGGTTTCTGGCGCAGGCAGGGAACCACCGCGTAACTGGTTTGGTTGCTGTGTTAAGGCCCGTGCTGTATCAGCAGCATTCATAACGGTTGAGGGCCGGTCAGTGACAATAAGCTCAGGCCCACGCTCACCAACAAGAGTGGCTTCACCCCCCTGGACACGGCCACCGCCTGCAAGCCCAAGTGCCTTAATAACAATATCTTTAAGAACACCGAGTGCTTGGTTCATCAAACCCTTAAGTGTATTTGAAAGAGCCTTTTGAACAGCATCACCAACGCTTTTGAAAATGGACTTTATATTCACACCAAGCTTTTTAAAGTCCTCCAAAATATTGCTTGTTGCACTGGAGAGTGACGTTTCCAAATTGTCAGTAAGTTCCTTAAAATTACCTGCCTTCTCACCTTTTGGGTCATCAGAATCCGAGGATGTTTTACCACCCCCGCTGGCCTTACCTTTGAGGCTATCTTCGGCCTTGTCTGTTATATTAGCACTCACAGCAACAAGCGCCTGCGCTATAGTTTCAAACTGAGCACCAAAACTTTGCAACTGTGCAGTAAAAGCACTGAAAGCTGCTATAGAAGCCGTTATAGCTTCCCCACTTAATGCAGCACCTTTGGGTATGTTTGGCGCCCCTGTGCTGGGGACAACTGCTGCACCTACCGGCGAACCACTGCTCTCATTCACAACCTCGACCATGTTATCCATACCTTTCGATTAAATCATCAAGCGCTTGCCTTGTGAGGGGTTGATCTTGTTCTTCATCAGGGTCGATACCCTGCGCCCGCTGATAACCCCGAAGAGCAAATAATATTTCTGGTAACGTGCACTTCATCAGAACCGGTGTTGCCCAACCTAATGTGCCAGCAACTTCATAAACCCACCCCCAACGCTCTAGAGTTTCAGTCTGCTTTTCAGCTTCAGAAACAGGGGTTATGGCTTTCCCTTTGTAGGTGTTCCACTTTTCATGGGACGTGTTGGCTTTGTAGAAACCGTTGGGCTAAGGGTTTCCTGAAGACACCCTGCAATTGCGATAGTTGCTTCTTTTAACCCTGCCTTAACAAGATCACTTGCCGCACCCACATGCAGGGCCTCATCCGTGAAATCTTTGCCTGTCATTGCAAGGTAAAGCACTGCCATATCTTTCAGGCGAAATTCCGGCAATCTCTCAGACAAAAAGGGGATTAGACCCATATTAAAATAGTCTTCTAAGTCCATCATGGCGCCAATATGAAGACGAAGGCGCACAGTACGTGCGCCCACCTTCAGGCTTGTTTCGCCGCTCAAACGTTGCACCATATTAAAGCAGGCCCATCGTAATAGGTCCAGATGAGCTGAGAGCCAGTGTATAAGTCACCTCTCCATTTTGCTCGCCTGCGAACTCAAGATTTTTCACTACAAATTGGCCTGTATACGTCATGAAATCGGGAATAATTATCTGACAATTAGCGTGGGTACCATTCATCAGATGGTCGTGTACTTTCTTAAATTCAGCATCATCAACAAAAACGCCGCTGCCGCTTATCGCCAAAGAACGGACACCGCCATTTTCCATATATTCAGCAAAATCCCCCGAAGATTTATTCGTGATTTCAACAGGGGTATCATTCAGGGTGAAGCTATTGCTTTTCATCCCACCTACTGTTTTATAGCTTGTTGTACTATCGTCATAAATTTTCAGCAGAAAGTCTCTGCCACGCTGTGCAGCCATTGGGGTTCTCCTTGAATGACAGTTAAAATGTTGTGTATGTTTTTAATTTGTGATTGTCTTTTAATGATGCTCGACGAATATATTCTGATAAAATTGAGACCTCCCTCATGAAGAAAATTATACTTCTGATATTTTGCGCACTTGGGTTCATTAGTACTGCTGCCACGGCTAATATCGATCCTGAGGAAAAAATAGACGCACTTGAGCGCGAAATTTCCGCACTGAAATTTCAGATTAGAGAACTAAAAAAAGATAATAACCGCCTGACACGCATGATGGCGCACCTAACCACGGAGGTAGAAGCAACTGCTAATCCTCTGTCCTGTACAGGACGTAAGCTTGTGCTTCACCGACAGCTCGATAAATTGCAGTCCATTGGGCTTAAAGATAGTCACCCTAATATTATCAATTTAACCAAACGTATTAATAATCTCGAACAAGAATGCACCAACGCACCAGACGATGAAGAACCAAAGTCCAGTTGTCATGCCCAAATTCTCCAACTTGAGTACAAACAACAAAAAATTGCTGCGGCAAGCTTACCGGCCAACCAACCAGGCATGGATATTCTCAATGAAGCCCTCAAAATAGTCCGTGATGCATGTGCAACCGCTGAAACAAACAAATAGATTAATACACATCTTTAAAACCACCTGAGCCACACTGATGAAACATTGTGTCGCATTACTGGTACTTTTTACCTGTGTAACTGAGGTAAAAAATTTTCGTTACTGTGAATAAACCTGCGCCGTATAAGAAAGAATGCCTTTATACAGGCTGCCTTCTTCAATCCACTGGCGGGTGACGCTTGCCGTTTGCAGTTGCAAGGTAAGCAGATCATATCCCACAATTATCAGCTTTGAGCGGTGCAATATTTTATCCGTATGTTCCATCAATTCCTTTACCTGCATTTGGCTTGGCTCGTTCGACCATAATGCAATATTAAAGCTGATTTGCGCGCCTGTTATATCCTTAAGGTCATTTGTTGACGCATTTGTATCCCCCATCGTAAGATAAGGGTAGCGTGCTTCGCTTGGTGCTTCATCGTAGATCCCTGTCAATCGCTCCTGTAATGCCGTATCGGCAATAAGGGCAGAAAAAACAGCTTCTTGCACTTGATGAAAGGCCATAGCTGTCATTGCATTTCTCCCTCTTGGAGCTGACCACTAAAACTGATTGTGGGTATATTGTCCCGGCTTGCGCCTGTGCTGGTAATACGGTAGCGGGCGCCGCGCCACTCAATCACCCGCGTCATCAAATAGCTTTTTGCATAGCGTACAGTAAAACGGGCTGAGCTCGTGAATATCTGTTTATCGCCGCGCTCTATAGCCCCGCCAGGTGTTTCCTCAACAGCGGCCCATACCTCAGCGATAATGGGTGTTGTGCTCACCATACGCCCGCCCGCACCTTGTATCTTTTCTTCCCGCATCAGGGTGACACGGCGGCGGAGAGTGTTCAGCGCAGTCATAGCCGCATATCCCGGTACGCTGTAAGGAAATTTGATGCTCCGCTCGCCTTTAAGGGGTTACCAGTGGCAATGCCTGTTGGTGCATCCCCTTTATTATAATACATATGCGTTACAAGCATTAAAAGCGCTTGCCGTATACTTGCCGGAACATGATTCCAATTGGCCCCAAAGCCAGCTGTCACTGAAATTCTGATCCCCTCAGCCACGGCCCCTGACACTGGCCACGCCCGACCATACTGTCTTACGAGCGCAGGATTTATACCCGGCTTTAGGTAATAGTTTTCTACCCCCCAGGCAACGGTACTACCACCCGCCGTTATAATTTCAACAGCTTCTACAGATTGTACCGGCTTTACAGGCAGCGGCGCATGATAAGCCACTTGCTCTAGTTCCGTGATTGCCCCTTCTGCAACACCAGACCACCATGGTACATCAACAGAGCGACTTCCTGCAGCCGGCCAGCTGTCAAGGTAGATTACAACAGGCCGGTTAACGAGGGCCATATCGAGGTGGGTTTCTATTACCGCAACTGCCGCTGCTCCTAGCGCACCAAGGTTTGCATCTTCTTCTGCGCCGTCAATGCGCAGGTGCTCCTTAATTTCATCCAAAAGGATCGGGGTTGTCTCCGGGGCGTTTTGTTGTTCTATCCGCATGGTCTCTATACCTCCATAATACGTAAGGTTAAGCTTCGCTCTGCCACACGGCCTGCGTCTGTTTCTACTTTGCATGCAAGGCGATACCGGTAACCGGCAGTGCCCCCAGAAACATAAATACCCCGTGTACTGCCTACCGCGATTTCAGTACCAAGAGCAGGCGCATTAGCGCTTGTAGGGTCAAGGGACCAGATGGCACTGGTTATAAGTTCGCCACTTGTTAACCAGCCGGACCAATCAAAACTGTAATCAACAGTTGAGGCTGGATCTTTTGCAAATACAGTCATGGGCAGCTGCCCTTCTATTCTAGAGTTGGAAACAAGGTTTAAGCACGAGCTAGTTGAAACCAGCCTGATGCAGGAGGTGAAAGCGCAAAATTGCTGCGCTGTGCTTCGACAACACCACTCTCAGCAAGGCTTGCGATACCTAATAGCTGGCTATTCGCTTTCAAGCCGACGGGCATACCAAATATAAACGCCATATATTTAGCTGGCCCAAGAGTAACAGGGTTACCAAACTGGATAGTATCCGAATGAAACGAGGGGCCACCTATATTGGCAACAATACGCCCCCCGGTTACCAAACGCCGCGCATAATCAAAGCCTGTAATCTCGCTCTGCGTGATGTCAGCAAAAACACTGTGCGAAGCTAGGTCTGCTATATGCGCAGCAGACAATAACACTGCCGTTATAGGGGCAGTTTCAAGGTTCGGTAAGTTACATTTCAACAGGCCGTAAAGCGCCGCATCATACATAAGCATTGAGCCAGCTGGCATAGGGACCTCCTATAATTTTATGGTTCTATTATCTGAAAAATGAACAATTTGGTTTTGGAAAATAGACAGTGGTGCCTGCCCCAAAACCTTTTGTTGCCGTGCTCTTGCCGCCCCCGTTTTAAGGGCCGCGGCCACTATGAGCGCTGCTCCAGAAAGTGAAAGTCCACTGCCAGCGAGTGTCCCAGTAAAAGTGCGTACTGCATCTGCCATGAGTGGGGCCGATGCCAGTGAATTACTGCCAAGAAGCATTTGCCCCTCCTTGCGTGATCATGGATGATGGATGTTAGTTTGCTGGTAATGTTTCTACACTGGCAGCTGTGTTCATTTCTTGCGGTGCCGCTGCAACGATGCCAGAAAGCGTGTTGAAAATATCAACATAGGCAGGCATCTCAGCCCCTTGCATTTGTGTACGTTGCAAAAATTGTAAAATTGCCGCCGCTTGTTTTGGGGAAACATTCAGTTCAGGTTGCTCACTCATAACATATCTCCGATAAAGTGAGGGTTGCCCTACCGCACCATGCGCATAAGGCCGCTCAATGGACAAAATGCCCATGCGTTTAACACCACGCCGCCCCAAATAGGCAACGATGTGGCTACTACCCTCAAAATATGAGGGCGTTCTAATAGTAGGGTTAATTTATGTGTTGCTTGATCGTGATAGTTCGCGCCAATTAGTACCATCGCTTATCAGCTTTATGGTGCTGTTCACTGTGTTTAGGACAAAATCACCAGCAAGCTGTAAGTTGCCTGTCCCATCCTTAAATGTAACCACTTGAGTGGCGGCATTGGCCGTGCCTGAGAACGTAATCTCCGTACCTGCGGCAGCGGCTGTTACAGTGGCAAGATCATCGGTCGCGGCGGCGGCCTCTGTACCGACTGTGTGGAATGCCTTGGTAATCGTGACCACGCCCGTTGCAATGGTTAATTCTGTGGGAGAACCAAGGCTGAATAACCCATTTGCATTAATGGCGCCTGTGGTGGTTATGGCATTCGCTTGGAAGTCCACGGTAGATGCTGAGTCATCGTAGTAAATAACATTTGAAGATCCAGCACGCAGCGCAAAATCATTGGCAAGTGTTGCGTGAGTACCCCCAAAAAGCGCAAGATTGGCACCGTTTACGTCTGATGATCCGCCAGAGTAAACAAGTGCAGACGTGTCAACGTTCCGTTTGATTGTGGCACCTGATATAGAGATGTCACCAACACCTGTTAATAAGTTACCTTTAAAGTCCCACGTTGTGGCTGATGCGTCATAGGAAAGACTTTCTGCGCCTGCCGCAGTGAAAGCAATGCCGCTGCCCCTAGTTGCGTGTGATCCGCCGAACAATTCAATGTTGGCTCCTTCGCCCTGAACAGTCCCGGCGATAAGGAGTAGAGTCGAAGTATTTACTGAGCGCTGTATCCTATCACCGGACATACTAATGTCGCCTACATTAGTGAAGGCGTTACCTCTCCAATTCCACAAATATGCACTAGAGTCATATGTACCAACATCGTTAGTGCCTGCGCGAAAGAAGATGTCATTGGCGTTAGTTGCGTGACTTTCACCGTATAGTGTAATATTTGCGCCTAAGTCTTGATGGCTACCACCTGAAATACCAAGCACACCAGTTGGGCCATCACGAATTATCCTAGAGCCTGAAAGTTGAATTTCGTCCACGCCAGTGAGCGCATTACCTTTAAAGTCCCAGTTAAGCAACGAATTGTCCCACTGCAACACTGTGCCACCGTCTACATTAAAATAAATATCACCCGCTATTCCAGCAGCAGTGGTGCCAAAAAGCTGGATAGCAGCACCAGTGCTTGCTGCCGGACCTCCAGACACTGTTAGACCATCAGTGTTAATATCTCTTGTAATTGTAGCACCGGAGAGTGTAACTGCACCTACACCAGATAGGGCATTACTTTGGAAGTCCACGGTGGATGTGGACTTGTCATGATGTAGCCATGGCGTACCATCGCTAGAGAACTCGGTATCACTTGCCTTTGTCGCGTGTGTACTTCCATATAATTTTACACCACCACCACTATTAACTGCATTGCTGCCATATATTTCCATAGTACCTGTGGAAATATCCTGATGCATAAGCCCATTAGCTGAAGTGATCGTACCTACACCATCAAGGGCATTACCCTGTAAGTGCATCCATGAGTCACCAAATGTCGCGCGAGCTATACCATTAGTTGCTATGGCGACAACATTCGTTCCTGCCCCGTATATACCAGTGCCAAGTGCGCCTAGCTGATATGCGGGTGATGCAGCGCTACCTAAAGGCGCTACAACTTGCCCCCCTGCGTTCACATTACCCTTAGTATAAAAATCCCCTATGTCAGCCGTGAGGGACGCTAGGCACTGTTCAGAACTGTTCTCCCATATGAATCCTTGTCCCGCCGCGTTAAAGGTTCTCATTCGTATATTGGTATTGGTTAAGCCTCCGCTATCAAGTGCGGCACAAGCTGTTCCTCCAGATAGTGATTTTCCCGCACCTGACGTTGCAATATATGTTCCGTAATTCGTATTATCCGTATCCCACCAAAATATACCCTGACCACTACCCCCATCTACCGCGTTCTGTACGCTTATTTTCGCACCGCCATCAACGGTAAGTTTGACGCCTGCGGCTAGTCTAAGTTGGGTAGAGTCCAGCCACATACCATCGCTGCCCCCTACCGTCCAGCCAAGCTGGTTCGTGCCTCGGAAGTACATTCCTGTATCTTGATCAGCATCGTTGGACAGTGCAGGGTTTGCTTCCGAGCCTGTTCCGATAGAACGAAGGCGCGTAGCAACCACGTTACCAGAGAAAATGGCATCACCAGTTTCACCATCCAGAAATATATTCTGTGTACCTGCGCTATTATAGAGTTTGAATTGTCCGCCGCTAGAAGCGCCACTACTGAGACGAGCTATAACACTAGTGTTAATATCGCTCTCTAAGGCAAAAGCAGTGGCTGCACTCCCTGCGGATTTCATAGAGATACTATTGGTGTAAGTAGTATTTGGGGTGCCTAATCTTACAGCACCAGAGAAAAGGGCATTCTGATTTTCATCAATTCTTAAAGACTCGACAAGTCCACCAACGGTATTATTCTGTGTATAAAAAACAATGTTTCCATCATCTTTATTTATTGTATCTATGCCCGTTTGATGCTCAATCAGGGAAACACGATTGCCATTCCAAAGGCCATCAATTGAGCCTAATGACTGGTTCACCCCCAACCTATTGGCTTTAAACTGTAACAGAGGACCAATATCTGTGTTATCTCCGAGTTGTGTTGTTCGACTATTGACCGACACATCACCAGAGAAAGTGGATGTTGTATCTGTTATAACCAGACGACTCGTGGTATTAGTCCCTAAGACTAAGTTACCAGCACGACTGGATATAGCAAAGTCTGCTACATTCCCGCCGCTAATTACCTGTGAGCCATGACCTATATCGCCTACAACCCCACCAGTACCCGCCCAAGAAACATAAGTCCCTGTTGTATTCAGAGTTGTGAATAAACCTCCTTGCGGTACACCCACTTCAGTAGTTACAGTAAGTCTATTACTGAACGATCCAAAAGTCCCCGTTAGAGAACCCGCGACGCCTACATTCCCAATGAAAGTAGTGCTCCGTAAGTCTAGGTCATACTCAACAATATTACCTACACCGCCAGACTGTAGAATGTATTTTGTGGCTTGCTTCTGCCAGTGAACCGGACGCGTGCCAACCATTGCGTCCTGAATTACGTGGCTATCAAAGATGATGCCTGCACCTTGAGCAACAACTACGCCGGAAACAGTCATGCTACCTGAGAAGGTAGCATTCTGTGCCGTAATTTTACTGTCCTTCATATGCACACCGTCAACCAGCACCCCGGCGTCTGGTGTCATTTCTCGGATTAGGTCTGCTTCTTTTTCAGGATTTAATAAATAGGCTGCTGAAACGGCACAGTAAATGCGCGCACCGCCACTAAGCGAGATAGCGGCAGGTGTGCCTGTTGCCCGCACACCGCCTACAAGGGTTTCTTCAACCTTGGTACGTGCAAGAGTGCCTGCATCCACAAGCGTCCCGGTGCCAATTTCATAATTATCACCGTCTTCCAGCACATAAATCACGCTGTCCCCGGCAACAAAGGCATCTGCAAACCTTACATGCCCCGCGAGGGCGCCGCCCAGCGTGATATTCCCCGTGCCAACTGTTACTGTATATTCTCGAACCCTGTTCGCCAGCATGATCAATGTTCCCTAAGAAAGTATCATAAAAAAGAAAAAGCAGGGCCAAAACCCTGCTTTTGTGGTCTTTACGGTATGAGCGCTGTGCTACAGAGCAAACTGCACAAGCTTGAGAGCGTCTTCATTCACAAGGGCGCCGCCCACACGTTTTGTCGCATAGAAATTCACATATGGTTTGTTGCTGTATGGGTCCCTAAGCACCCGCACACCCTGGCGCTCCACCAATGTGTAAGCCCGTTCAAAATCACCAAAGGCGATTGAGTATGAGCCAACACCCATTGCGGGCATGTCTTCGGCTTCTGTCACTGGATACCCAAGCAGCATGTCAGGCTGCCCTTGCATCAGCCCGGCGCGCCACAAGAAGTTCCCATCAGCATCTTTCAGTTTGCGTACCGCAGCTAAAGTTGAGCTGTTCATCACAAAACGTGCGCCTTTACGGTAGCGCGCCTTGAGAGCATGTACCGCATCAATCAACACGTCAGAGTCAACAAAAGCACCATCTGCGCCTGTTTTAACCGCCTGAAGGGTCGCCAGAGACGTAGCCTCCAAAAAGCCTTTTGGTTTGTTCACGCCGTCACCACTAATGATGGCTGCGCCTTCTTTCACCGCAAATTCTTCTGCTACTTCTTCTTGTAACCACGCTTCTACATCAAACTGCATGTCATCGAGAGAGCGCTGCGTTGCTGCGGCATTGGCGTAAATTTCGCCTGGCTCAATTTCAACCTTTTTCAGGTTCGGTGTTGCTGTGCCGGTACGCAAAGCGTCACCGCTAGCTATGCCTGTATTATCACCTTCGCCAACCCAACCAGATACCGCACCGCCCGTACTTACAAGCCGGCTAAAATTTGCTGTATCAATCGTTTTCACTCGCACGATGGACCGCATCGGCGAAAGTGTCCGCAGTTGGCGTTCAATCTCACGGTCAATCACCGTTGGTACGGCAAAACCACCATCACCGCCCGTACTGGTTGACAGAGCCTTTTGCTCAATCATTCGCAGGCTTGTTTCATCACCCTTTTGCATAAATCCACGAACAAAAGCATCTTTATGCTCATAGTCATCCGCATCAATATACTGGTCGGGGCTACAGCCGGGACGAGCCATTTTGGTTTCCATCTGGTCTAACCTTTCTTGCAAATCATAAATTCGGTGTTCCGCCGCGTGGGAATAGTCATCAATCGCGGCTTTAAGATCAGTCATTTCCATGCTGTCTATCCTTTCATTCATATATTGAGGTGCCGTTTGGCAATAAGCTGCCCGGCGTTAATGTGACCGCGATTACCTCACTGCCTCGCGCAGAAAGGGGGCCAAAACAAAGGCCCTGCCCATGCATCACGCACAGCCAAAGGCCCAAAAGAAAACCCCGCCAGCAGAACCGGAGGGGGTTATAAAGTTCTAATATTTACAGACATTAGTGTTAACAGGCCTGAGAGTAACTTACCTATGAGGCACCTTGCCTATTCCAGGGTGGTTGTACAAACGCCTATATAATTCAAGTGAAATATCCAGGTTATACTTCCAGTTACGAAGAAGTTTCTGATAATCCCCCAAGCAGCCTTGTTGTGCCCGAGGTCATTTGTCCTAATCCACCTGCCGGTGCATTGTCTTCAAGCTTATGCCGTCGGCATTTAACTTCGGGGATGAGCAAGGCGATTTCATGAGCGTCTGTGCCGCCCAAATCACCACCCTTAAAGCCTTTTGAAGTAATCGTTTTGGCGGGTGTGGCTAAAGCCATTGTCGCGCAGCAGGCGTTCAAACGCACGTTCGTTCTCAGCAGGGAAAATGCCGCTGCCTATTCTTGCAGATTTGATCCAAGCTTGATTGAAATCCACAGAAAAGCTACACAGTACCTATGGAAAATGATTAGACAACACACTGAAATAAGAAGCGACATAAGATCATGAAATCATGCCTATCCGTATTTGCCTTGGCTTTCTTAATGATCCTGGCTGTAGCCACAACCCTTTTCGTAATGGATTATTTTAGAGAAGTTGACGAAGGTTCGCATCAGGCTGAAACATCTAAACAGCCTAGTTAATTACTCCTCGCTTGTTGCTGATAGAATGAACTTCACTCTTGACCTTTCCCCCCTACGGGGATCACCTTCATCGTAAGGTAGGTGTTTCAACATCGCCCTAGTCGAGCCAAGTATTAAATTCCGAGGTAACTTCCTCAAATAAGCATAAATTTCATGAAGCTCCGTCGGGGGCAAGGGACTACGCTGTATGCCACGGTCTACGGAGCGTGAAGGTTTGTTATGATTAAGCGTAATTTCATCCCTAATGGCACGGCCCCGATTGGTGAATTTATAATAGCGAATTTTACACTCAAAATTCACACCCTGTGGTGCCTTCACTGTGAAACGAACTTTCCCCAGTGCTACCGGTAAAATAGCAATATCATCGTTGCTTTC